AATCAATACTGATACAGGATTATTTAGCACTAATAATGCTTATACAGGAATAGTTAAGGCTTGGATTAGATATACATCTACAGGCCCAACTATTAATGGTTCATTTAATGTAAGCTCTGTAACAGTTAATGGAACAGGCGATTACACCATTAATTTTGCAACTGCTCTTGCAGATGCTAACTATGCAACTATTGTCACTTCAATGGATAGTGCGGCTGGAACATATATTGGTAAAGTAGTTGGAACAAGTTCTGTTACCGGTCCAACTTTATATACAACCACTCAAGTTAGGGTTGGTCAAGGAAATGGCTCTGCTGGTAATACTGGCTATATGGGTGTCATTGTTTGTGGAAATTAAAGGATAAATCATGGCAGGAACAATCGCAGCGGATGTTTTAATGGATGGTGCTGGTAATAGCACAGCAATGGATAATGCCATTTATGGTAGTGCAAAGGCTTGGGTAAATTTTAATGCTATTAGTGGTTCATCTTGCGTAATTCGCACTTCTTATAATGTTTCTTCGGTAACATATAATTCCACAGGAAGTTACACAATTAATTTTACAAATGCTTTTGTTGATGCAAACTATTCATGGTTTACAACTACATCTGCTGATTTTGGTTCTGATTGGTTGTTTGCAAATATTAATACAACCACTTCAAGTGCTACTGAAGCTGTTCCCACCACTACTTCTGCAACAATGCAATTATATGGTAGAGGCTCAACAACTCATAATTCTAAATATGTTAATGCAGTATTTTTCCGTTAATTAAAGGACAAACAAATGTCACAAGTAATCATTCATGCAAACTCCAATGGTGGAGTATCTGTAACAGTACCAACAGGCGAATTGCCTATTAATGAAGTATTAGCAAAAGATTGCCCAGCAGGAGCAATCATTGTTGATGACAGCACTTTGCCACAAGGTGCTGATTCGTCTTTTTTCGATGCTTGGGAATTGTCAGGCTCTACAATATCAGTAAACTTTACTAAAGCACAAGCTATTAAACTGGCTCAATACAATGCTGCTGCTGTTGCTGAAGCGCAAAAGCGACAGTTAAATACTTTAGCTGGTATTGCTAATGATGTTGCTGATGCTGACTTTACTGCTAAGTTACAAGCTGACCGTGCTGCTATTGCTGCTGCAACAACAACTGCCCAATTAGTGGCTATTTAAGGATAGATTATGTCAGTATCTTTATATGGTAGTGGGAATACAATATTGCAAGTGGTTCAAGCAACAACTACAACTTCTACTAATACCAATTCAACATCTTTTGTTGATACTGCTTTAAGTGCAACAATTACTCCATTATCAACAACCAGCAAAATTCTTGTTATGGTGCAAGGCAATATCTGGATGTTTACTGGTGCTAGTGGTTATAATTGTTATGCAGTTATTAATGCAGTTAGAAATGGCACACAAGTTACTGCACAATCTTTAAGCGAAGATTGCCAAAATGCACCTAATGGTCCAACAATGAATATGCCAGTTTCTATTACTTATTTAGATTCTCCAGCAACAACTTCTGCTCTTACCTATAAAGTTCAAATTAAACTTGCTATAAATAATTATTCAAATCAAATTACATTTTTAAGAAATGATAATTCCGCAAATCCAATCGGAACAATTACTTTATTAGAAGTATCAGGGAGTTAATATGATAAATTTACATGATGCAATTAGAGTTTTAAATCCAACTGTAGTTACCATTCGTGGCACTATTGCTTATACTCAAGATGAACAAGTAGTCCAATACGACTTAGCTACTGCACAGGATAAACTGGTAGAACTCCAAGCTGCCGAGGCACAAGCACAACAAGCCACCGAAACTGCAAAGGCTTCTGCATTAGCTAAATTAACTGCGCTTGGTTTAACTGCTGATGAAGTAAAAGCCTTAATAGGATAATAATGCCAGCCGCATACACTCAATCCCGTGATAAAGTCATCCAAGGTGCCTTGCGTGTATTAGGCGTTATTGGTGCTGGAGATACCCCAACTCCTGAAGACTACGACAATTGTTCACAAGCCTTAAATCTGTACATTAAACAATTACAGACCAAAGGTATGCCATTATGGAAGGTAGAAGACCTACAAGTTCCTATGGTGATTGGACAGAATACTTATAACCTTGGCCCAACTGGTGATGTCATCTGTACTCGTCCATTACGAGTCGTTATGGCGTTTATCCGTAATCCACAAAACCAAGATACCACCTTAATGGTTATCTCTCGCCAAGAGTATATGCAACAAGGTTATAAGCCTTCTTCCGGCATCCCTAACCAAGTCTACTATGACCCACAATTAGGCAATGGTGTGTTGTACGTATACGACACTCCTTCTGCATCTAACTACACAATCCATTTGCAAGTTCAAATGCCAGTGGATGATGCACTAACTCCTAGTCAAATATTAGACTTTCCTTCTGAATGGTTTAGTACATTAAAGTTTGGATTGGCAGACCAATTAGCCCTTGAGTATGGTGTTCCTGCACAAGTACGTGCTGAACTAGCTCAACGTGCCGCCAAACTAGAAGAAGTAATGACTGACTGGAGCCAAGAAGAAGCAAGTACATCTTTCCAACCTTCTAACCGTTTTTACAGTTAAGGACAATAAATGGCAGTTAGCCGTATCCCGTTAGGTCACAATATTGGGTCACGTGACGGTACGCTAGACAAGGATTCAAAGGTTGGTAATGCCATTATTGAAGTTGAAAAGAAAGAGGGCATTGCAATTGTTAAACGCCCAGGTTTATTAAGCTATCAAACACCCCCAACTTCAGGAGTAGGCCTTGGTATCTTTGCCGCTGGTAGTCACTTACTTAGCGTGGTTGGAACTACGCTCTATGACAATAACGTTGCTGTTGGCACCGTTGACGGTACTGACGAATATGACTTCATTTATTCGGTAGACGGAACTCAAGTCTTTTTAAAGAATGAGAACCACGGATATGTCTATTTTCTAGCATCTAGCACTCTTTTAGACCTTCAAGGCACCATTACGACGCAAAGTGGCACTACGGCAACAGGTAGTCCTGTTGTAACATTATCTGCATCCAATCCATTAATTCAGATTGGTCAGGTTGTGTCGGGTACAGGTATTCCTGCTGGCACTTATGTTTTAACCGTATTTGGAACTGCTCTAACTTTAAGTCAAAATGCCACCGCTACTGGAACCGCTACTCTTACCTTTACTACCTCTTATCCTGGTACTACTGTATCAGGTGCGGTGTTTGTGGATGGGTATTATGTTGTTGGGACTCCTGAAGGTTTGCTTTATAACAGCAACGTAGAAGACCCTACAACTTGGCAAGCAATTAACTACATTGGAGTAGTATCCGATGCAGACCCACTTGTAGCTATTGGACGCACGATTAACTATATCGTGACATTTGGTTCACATCACATGGAATTTTTCTATGATGCTGGTACATCTCCAGGTAGCCCTTTTTTACCGTATCAAAATGCCGTAATTCAGTTTGGAGCCGCTGCAGAGGATTCTTTAGTGCAGATGGACAATACCCTTATTTGGATGGGTACAAGCCGTCAAAAAGGATTCCAAGTCATTGCACTATCAGGACAGTCTCCACAGATTATTTCTAACCAATATATTGAGCGTATCCTCAATAACTGTAATCCTGACTATGCGTATGCCTTTAGTATCAAGACATCAGGGCATTCCCTATACGTATTAACCCTTAGAGACTTAGGGTATACCCTAGTATATGACTTTGCTCAAAATGGTTGGACATATTGGTCTACTACTGAAAATAACGTAGAAGGCTACTTCCGTGGTCAGTTCTATACTAAATTTAACGATATGGACTTATTGCAACATGATAGCAATGGCAACATATATCAGTTTGACCCAAATACCTACCAAGACTATGGCAACCCTATTGCCGTATTTGCTCGAACTCCATTAGTAGACGGAGGCAATAACCTTCGTAAGTTTTGGAGTCAAGCTCAAGTTATTGGTGACAAAGTAGATTCTTTCGCCCTGTTACGCTATACCTCGGACGATTATCAGACATATTCTGCGTGGCAAAATGTCAACCTAAATACCTCTAAATCCCAAGTTAATAGACTAGGACAAGGACGTAGACGTGCATTTGATGTTTTACACACTGATAATTGTGCGTTAAGATTGGAATATCTTGAGGTAGAAGTCGAACAGGGGGATACATGATTGAGTATAAGGAAGAGACGTACGACCAAGTAATTGACGAAATTAAGCCATTACTTGAAGACCATTGGGAGGAGATAGCCCTACATAAGGATACTATCAAGCTAAACCCTGATTATGGTCGTTATGAAGCAATGTTTAAATCCGGCAATATGCGGATTGTAACTGCAAGAGATGATGGTAAATTGGTTGGATACTGCATAATGATGCTATATCACCATATTCACTATAAAGACAGTTTTATGGCTATGGATGACATTTTTTTCATAGCTAAAGATTATCGTAAAGGCTTGACAGGTGTAAAATTGTTTATTAAGACCGAAGAGATAATGAAGCAATATGGAGTAACTAAGTTGTCTATGAATGTAAAAGTACATCAAGACGTTGGAGCTATATTTGAACGTTTGGGATATAAAGAGACCGAACGTATGTTTACTAAGAAGATTGGATAGATTATGGGTGGAGTAGCCGCTGGAGTAGCAGACGTAGTAGGAATTGGTGCAGCAGATGCCGCAGCAGCAACAGCCGCAGCCGATATAGCAGGTGGTGCATTTACAGCAGCGGATA